GAATTGATTGGTGAAAGAGCAATACCTTTAAAAGGAAAAGAAGTTATTATTGAAATGGTCTTTCAGTTAGGAAAAAATGGTGTCCGTAAATTTAAAAAAATGTGGAAAGCTTTTGATCGAAGAGATTTTAAATGTGCTGCTAAAGAAATGCTTGATTCAAAGTGGCATCAACAAACCCCCAATCGAGCAAAGTCTTTGGCCACTATTGTTGAAACTTTAGTCTAGTTTTTTCAAACGAATAGACCGGGACTTCCCCCTGATTCTTTCAATTAATCCTAATTGTTCAAGACGATGCAAAGTTTTTTGAATTGCACTATGAGAGTTATGATTAAAATGTTCTGCAATTTCCAACTGAGATGGAGAAAATTTTTCTCGATCAATATACTCTTTTATAAAAGTTAAGACCCGTTTACTTTGCGGAGTAAGTTCTTTAGCCATGACAAAACCCTCTAACTTTTTCTCTTATTTCTTTTATTGAATCTGGTTCTTTTATTTTCAACTTTTCCACAACGTCCTTGTTAATTTCAAAAAATTTATTTATTTTTTCAATCTTGTTTTCTTTGGTCAATTCAGAATCAGAGTCTGTCATGATTTGCAAAACTATCTCATTGATGGTCTGACAAGCTATTACTGAAGTTTCTATCGCAATTTTTTTATTGTCTAATAATAATAGTGTACAAAAAAGAGTATCCGATTCGTCTATTCGCTTTAATACATCCCGAGTAGTAGGAGTCATCTTGCCTTGCTTTTGCTTACTGACGGCTCTCTGAGGGAGATCTTCTACTTCGGTTTCATCTAAAAATCCACCGAGTCCACAAATTGACAGAGTTACTCTTCTTTTTGCTTTCGTTACTGCTTTGAGCATGGCATTTCCAAGAGGATCTCCTCGAAGTCCTTGCACATTTGCAAATCCCATGTCAGAATCTTTTCTTCCTTTTGCATCTTCTGCTTCAACAACAATAGTTAATAAACCATTATCTATTTTTCTGTCTTTAACTGCGATACTTATTTTATGAAGTGATCGTAATTGATCCGTACAATTTTTAGTAGCATACAAAGTTTGTTTATTATTTAAAACAATGTAATCAAAAGGTTTAGTTAAAGGATTGATACCCAAACTATCACATACATTTTTATAATAGATTAATTTTTCCTGATCTGATAAGGTTCTCAAATCTCCTTTTAAGATTACTTGTTGTAATTGATTTGCTAATTCACTCATGGCTGATTCCTTTTACTGTTAATTTTTCATATTGACTTGCGGGTTTAGCGGGTACAATTTTTTCAACTGTTGCTTTCCGAGTAATCAATTCACACGCTATTTGCTTTTCTCTAAGTTTGACATAGTTACAGTTTTCTTGTTTGAGTATAGATTTAATGGCATTGCCTACTTGATCTTTAGTAGCTGTCCACTTTTCTATTTCATCTTTTGCAAGATCATAATCGTTACAGAGTTGAGTTAATCCTTTATCATCGTTTGACCAATCTGAAAAAACTTTCTGTTCTGACTCAGCAATGATTGGATAAGGTCTATCTGAATCTACCCTCCGCCAAAAATCTTTGACTCGCTCCATAATTTTTTTCTGTATTTCTTTACTTGATTCAAACACAAACATCTGCATTTTAAGTCGAGGACCAAGATGGCCGATGACACCCCATTTGAATCCAGAGACTAACATCTGAGCTTGGAGCTGTAAAATATGTTCATAAGTAACATGATCGTTGTAGCCTTGAGTTTTTATTTCACAAACACCTTTGCCAGATAATGTAAAAGTTTTGCCCGTTTGCGGATCGTCATAGTGTATTGAACCGCCATGCACTTCTAATATACCATCAAGCGATGCTGCCATTTTATATTTAGGTAAACGAAATGCATCTTTAGGTTTAATAAATGAAACACTTATTTCACCTTTACATAAAATATCTAAAGTATCAGATACCCAATGAGCGATACCATCCTCCAGATAGTTACCTCGATCTTTGGCATTTTGGTTTTGTTTACTTTCAAGCTGAATCACATCAGGATTATTTTTGATTTCAACAAAAGTCTTTCTTATATCTTCCCGTGTCAAACCAAAATCATTTTGACCTAGAACAATCGTTGAAATTTTAGAAGCACCTACTTCAAAACCATCTCGACTATATTTATTTTTAGGAGCAACCATTATAGACCTCCCAAATAAAAACGACTACACGCATCGTCAAAAGCACAGACAAAAAATGTAAGAAAATAAAAAAATACAAACAATCCCAAAAGAGTGAAACACTCAAATAGATAATTAAAAATTCTTGTATTCTGTGCTAGAGTGTAATAGGATTTTAGGTGTTTAAAAAGTTTCATCAACCATTCAACTAAAATACTATATCTAGTGTTTTTTACTGACGATTCGTAATATATATTATGCGTTACTTTTTGGTTAGAAAAAATAGATATGTTTGGTTTGTTAGGCATAGACTGCTCCTTTCTGGTTAAATGGTACTATACAAAACCTAGAGGGAAAAATGTTACGATACACTATATGTTGTGGTTGTCGTTGTCTCATAAAACTAACGTGTCCCCTTAAAATGTACCCCTAAATTTTTCGGATCTGCCGCTTGTTTTAAGTGTTGACCGCAAACAGTTACCGAATATCCCGCCATGAATATCTTCTCAAACACAGAGTGCTTTGACTGAAGGATACTGCCTAATTCTTCATGCAGTAATCCTATCATTTCATGAGCGGTTTTTAGATTTTTTAAGTTGGTTAACGGAATCGTAATCCGAGAACTCGAACGCATAAATTTTTTATACTTCAAATAGTCCTCGTCATTTTGTTGACTCTTTGATTTTTTTTCTGCTTGAATTAAAGCTTGAATATATTTATCTGATAGTGTCATAAATAATCTCCCTAAGTTTTATTGTAGTAAATAAATATCATTTTACTATCTTCTTTTTGAATACTGTTTGTTCCGTTCTGCGTAAGCGAATCGATAAATCCATTTCAAATTTTAAAATGTGATCGAGTCGATAATCAATATATTTTTCCCATAACGCAACCATGTGTTCCGACACAATGTAGGTCGTAATATTCTCAGAAAGCTCACGGGTATTAATGATGTATCCTGCTTCCGCACATTCATTACAACATCGTAAAACTGTCGATTGAGAATTGCCTGTATGCTTTTCAATTGCTCTTCGAGTAATAGGAATATTTTGATAATGACTATTCATTATGAATAACCAAGTGGTAAATTTTGTCGGTTGCGTAAAATATTTTAGTATTTTTTTTTCATCCGTATTAAATTTATCCGAACATAATACATCCGATTCAGAACCAACATTGGCATATTTATCGGAGAGATATTCTGCCCAGATTTTACCATGTGGAAAGTTAGTGATCATTATATTCTCCCGTAGGCTGAGAACATTGGTGCTGAGACCCGCAGATACCAACGATTTTCGGGGGGGGGTGCATAATTAGTTCTCATTATACTCTCCTATTTTTAATCGCTTTAACATATTTCGTACGCTCGATGGATACCACTTTGCGTTTTCTCTTTTTTTTTTCCAACGCTGTCCCGGCGTTGGGACGTTGCGTTCATTAAGATAGTGACTCATCTCATGTAAAGACACGCAATTTGTGTAAGCATCATTTAAATGAAAAGCAATTTCTTGAGCAAACGTGTCTGCTTTTTGCATCGTTACCTCCCCTGCTTTTTGTCTAGCTTTATCCATTTTACTATGCGTTCCTAACTTTGTTATCTTGCGACCTTTGATTACTTTTTTATTTATCACTTTATCTTTTGATCGAAAGTACCCTTGCGTTTTAATTTGCTCTTGATACGCATCGAGGGTAGCTTTGGTTCGTTCTGATATTCTTTGACGTTCCCATTCAGAAAATAACGCTTTCATGTGTAACCGCATGGGATCTTCTGAAATACTTGGGTCGTTACAGACAATAAAGTTAATCCTATTTTGTTTGATAGTTTCATCTAAAAATCGTAACGTCATCCACATGGTTCGGCATAACCTTTCTAAGTCCGCAAACACAAGTGTTGCTTTCTGCTTTCGACAATGCTCAACTGCTTTCATGAGTTGCGGACGAGTATAAGGATCGGTTGCACCAGACATGGGTTCTTCTTTATAAAAAGAAAGGGTATAATCTCCGCCATTTAAATATTTTTTTATACTATGGGTCTGTCGCATACAATCCTGATCCTCGGTGGACACTCGAAGGTAGCCTACAAATTTGCCCTTATGTTCCTTCCCTTCTGTTGTTTTAAATATACTCATAATGTTTCCTTTCTTTTGGAGCTAACTTATGGTGTAGCCCCTTGACCATGTTTTATTATTTATAAATAGATTTGTAATTTGGATTTTGTTCTATTTGCTCATAAATAAAATCAACAACATCATAAACTTTGTCAGCTATTTCTTTATCTCCATTTTCATAGAAAAAATTAAAATATCTTTCTAATGAACTAGCACTCATTTCTAAGTCTGATAACATTGATTCTTCTTTACTCATTGTTTTCATTTATGTTTCCTTTCTTTTGGCTTAATTGCCACTAGGCAAAAATGCCTACTATTATATATATAGTATTATGCTATGTTATACAAGAGCTAGATGTAACTTTTTTTTTGTTTCCAGTTAAATCTAGCGATTATAAATAAAACTAGAGAGAGATGTTTTAGTCCTTACCCCCTATAATATTGGCTCTCTCTAGTTCAATAGGAGAAGTGAATGACAATTTTTTTTACAATTTTATTTGTGTTTAATTTAGTGAACCCAGAAAATATACAATTTATGAAGCAAACGCTGCACAATAATGCAACCTATGATTGTGCTTTTAAATATAAAGGAATAAGTCCGGCACAAAATAGACCCGCTATTACTGTTTATGGATTCACAGCCTTTCATCAGGTATGTCAGTAATGCGACAAATGAATATTCGTATAAGCGATGCAACCTATTTAAAGCTGAAAGAGCAATCAAAAAGTAATCGTATTTCTATGAATCGATTGATCGATCACTTCGTCTCTGAGGGCGTTAAAATGGATCAGAAACCCCTAATAAAACAAGTTTTATCCCATGATTAAAGAAGCAGTCTTTTTATTTATATTGATTGGCAACGATCCGACCAACCTCGAAGAGCAATATATTGGAAAGCTTAATCAATGTAGCGATGTAATTTACATATTAGACACGTTGAAAAAACGCTTACCCAATGTCGAAGGCTATGTCTGTTATGATAAAAAAGATGCCCGTAAAAAATTTCAGCATCGCCCTACCCCACAAGACAAATTATCTATCAAACGAGTGCAAGAACATTTGATTCCCCCTGCCTTCGCAAAACCTTTTTTGCTCCAAAAAAAATGAACGCATTTAATAAATATCGTAACACCATTACTGTTGTTGATGACATTCGCTTTCACTCAAAAAAAGAAGCTAATCGTTACCGAGAACTTACCATGTTAAGAAACAGTAAATTTATTTCTGATTTAATTTTACAACCCAAATTTAAAATAATACTCAATGAAAAGTTTATTTGTACCTACACCGCTGATTTTGCTTATTATGATCATAAACTCGGCACGATCATTTATGAAGATGTAAAGGGGTATAGAACTCAAGTCTATAAATTAAAAAAGAAACTTACCGAAGCACAATACAACGTAACCATTCATGAAATATGATCTATATTAAATGCTCTTTATGTGGAAAGAAAGAATATTATGAAAACTCTAAACAACTCTTTACAGATCTAAGAATGGTTAAAGCAGGTAAACACAATGTTATATGTATGGAGTGCCTAAACAAAGGGATGAATTCATGACAAAAAATAACATCAATCCAAAACACTATCAACAAGGTCGCATCAGCAATATCGAATTTATCGAGGATCGTTTAGGCACTTCTGGATTCAAAGCGTTCTTGCTCGGTTCACATTACAAGTATACTTACCGATTTAAACATAAACACAAACACTTACCAACCATTCAAAGAAAAGAAAAAGAACTCGAGGATCTTAAAAAATCCCAATGGTATCTTTCTCGTTATCAAATGTGTCTTCAAAACGAAATTAAGAGCCACCAGGAAGCAAACAATGTCCGTCCAATACAATATGATTTAAATGACTTGCCAAGCGATACAGAGGTAAAAAATGAAGATCAATAAAAATAGTGAAACCTACCGACTCATTGTTACAGAAACAGTAGAGTTTTTGCTGTGGTGTTTACAAGAAGAAAAGCTCAATGTTCAACAAATACAAACTAAGTATCTGTCCAAGGAACTTAACTGTCTGAGCTATGGTGCATTATTACAACAACTCATAAACGATCATGTCAAAAGCTATGAAGCAATAGCAATCAAAGAACTTAAAGAATCCGATTATGTCTAACCTTGCTATGAATAAACCTACTGATTACGAAGATAAAAGAAAGCGAAAAATACTCAGCAACGGAAAGCATGATGTGGTTTCTATCTATCAGGGCGGTCCATTTACAGTTGTTCCCAGACGAGCGTTGAATGATAAAAGAATCTGTCGAAAACCTCAAACATACCTGGTCTTATCCGTATTGTGTTCTCTTGCTGATAACTACACAGGAGTCTGTTTTCCCACTTACGATTACATCGCCAGACAAACACAAAGTAACAAAGGTAATATCTCAAGAGTCATTGCTAAACTTATCGATTGGGGATACATCAAAAGACTCAGAAAAGGATCACCACTTTATCAAAATGTAACACATAAATCATCAATCTATCGTATCTTATATGATCCAATTGCATCGGATAAAGAGATCAAATCTATCGCTTTAAACAACGATCCAAAGCTCCAAATTGCAGAAGAAAATGATACAATAAAACACTTGATGAAACATGTAAAAAAAGACCAAACAAGTTGTCTAAAGGACAACTCAAAAGTTGTTGAAAGGACAACTAAAACTAGACTCATAGAACTAGACTCACTTAATAATAATAAAAATAACTCTATTAGAGAAGAAGAAATTAATGAAATGGTATTGATGAGGATGTTCAAAGTAATACATTTTGAAGTCTACAAATCTCAATTTATTCCTAATCAAAAGGATTGGAGTCAAATGACTAAGATCATGAAGTATAAGATTCCAAGTAAAGTTTTAATGCAGACAATCAAAAGAATATTATTAAGGTTTGAACGCAACCAACAGAAACTACCAAGCTATCCTCTTGGATTAGTACTGAGTTCCTTAGATGAGAAAGAGGGAACGCCAGCTGAACTAATTAAAGACTTAGCTAAAAAACTCAGGAATATACATCGATGAATAATAATTGTATAAACGATAGACGACCCTCTAGGAATTATTTATTTTATATTCGTATGACAAAAGCTTACGTTACGCAAAAAAAAAAGTGCCGGTCTGCAAGGCGTATACACCCCCTCCCCCCTGCGTATAGTAGTAGGGGGATACCACAAAAATATTTTTCAACTTTTAACCAGGAGCTTTTATGAAAGAAAAAATGAATATCACTTGTCCTCGCAATGGTAAGGACGGGAAAACTATTTGGCATACGATAGGTACTGCTTTTAAAAATGAAAAAACGGGTGGCTGGGATTTGCTATTTAACTCTTTGCCATTACCAGAGATGAACGATCGAGGACAGTTGGTAACGAGAGCGATGTTACTCAAACCAAGAGAAAACAATAATCAACAACCTTCGTCAAATCCTCAGAGGTTCTCGGATGGGATGGATTACTAGATGGTGAAACGAGTCTTACCTAATTTGAAAAATTTTGCTTCTGTTCGTCAGATCAAACGAAGGATCAAGGGGAGTGAGGTGATTTATCAGAATCGAGAATCGTTGGCTCAAGAGCTGATTAATTTAGGGACTGCGAACATTACGGACATTGTGTCTTGGAGTACGGATGAGAAAGGCAAGACGATAACGGAGGTCAGGGATATAAAGGATATTCCTAAATCAGCGTTGGGTGCGATTAAGAGGATTCGTATTTTACAAGATGGCACGTTGGATATTGAGATGATTGATAAGGTGAGAGTGTTGCAGATGTTAGCAAAGTCGGCTGGGTTGCTGGATGCAGAACAGGATGCGGATAAACCAGCGGTGATTGATATAAAGATGGTAGGTCCGAGTGAGGACAAATCATAAATTATTAGATCTGTTTTCAGGTATAGGAGGTTTTAGTTTAGGTGCTGAACGAAATGGAATTGAAACAATAGGGTTTATAGAAAAGGATGAATTTTGTCAAAAAGTTTTAAAAAAGCATTGGAGCGATGTTCCGATCATAGACGATATAAGGAAAGTTAATGGAAAAGACTTTGGTGCAGCTACCATTATTTCAGGAGGATTCCCCTGTCAACCTTTCTCCGTTGCGGGAAAGAGAGAGGGAACAGACGATGACCGCTATCTCTGGCCAGAAATGTTACGAGTCATTTCCGAGGTTAAACCAAGGTGGGTTATTGGGGAAAATGTGCAAGGCATTATTAACATCGAAGACGGCATGGTCCTCCGACAGGTGCACAATGACTTGGAAAGTGAAGGTTTCAAAGTCCAATGTTTTGTTATTCCAGCTAGTGGCATCGGTGCGTGGCATCAACGAAACCGAGTCTGGATTGTTGCACACTCCAACAGCAACTGCGAATCAAGGTGCTCCCAGTATGTACAAGAGAGATCAAGGGAGTTGGGGGAATCACATGTATGCGACTCCCAACACAATGGATCATCTACCACCAAGGAGCAAAGAGGGAACACTCAAACTGCAACAGGGTCACAGAAAAGGGAGAACTCGTCCCTCCAATCTGAGAGAACAAATAGACCCACAGACAATGGCAATGTATCCAACACCAGCTCAATACGAGGATCGCACACCACCGCAGACAACAAGGGAAATGGACCAGAAAAATTTTCAAAAGAAGATGTCAAATTTAGCATCAAGAGTCCGTTACGAAACAATGTATCCAACACCGACAGTAGGTTGCGAAGTAGGAGGGGAACAATCAAAGAGAGTGGAGAGAACAAAATCTGGGGGTTTTATCCTTCGCAAGAAGAACAGAAGCTCAATAGTGGGAAACTTAATGCAGGAGAAAAACCCACCGCAACCTGGTGGCAAACTGAATCCAAACTTCGTGGAGTTCCTAATGGGGTATCCTATGAATTACACTCAGATAGAACCAACAGAATTAAAGCACTCGGAAACTCAATCGTGCCACAAATCGCAGAACAAATCTTCAGGAGTATCATAGATGCAGAATAACATACCAGGACTTAAACTTGACTTTAGCAAATCGCCTACGATCTGGAAATTTTTACAGGATAAATCTTTTGTTAGAGGATTGATCGGTCCTGTCGGTTCAGGTAAATCCTATGCGTGTTGTGCTGAAATTTTTAAAAGAGCGATACAACAAAAACCAAGTCCTAGAGATGGCATAAAATATTCTCGGTTTGTTATTGTAAGAAACTCCTATCCGATGTTAAAAACCACTACGCTTAAAACGTGGCTTGAGTTATTTCCAGAACATATCTATGGTTCTGTTCATCATTCGCCACCCATTACACACCACATTAAACTTCCCTCTAGAGATGGAGCTGCAGGAATAGATTGCGAAGTAATATTTTTGGCACTCGATCAACCCAAAGACACTAGAAAATTATTATCATTAGAAATTACGGGTGCTTGGATCAACGAGTGCAGAGAATTACCAAAAGCAGTTATTGATGGAACAACGCATAGAGTGGGTCGATACCCAAGCAAAGAAGATGGCGGTCCAACGTGGCGTGGTGTTATTTTAGACACGAACCCTCCTGACGATGACCATTACATTTATCGTTTATCCGAGAAAGAACCACCGAGAGGAAAGTTTGCTTGGAAATTTTTTAGACAACCGCCAGGCGTATTCGAAGCAAAAGACGTTCCCAAAGAAATGCCCGAAGCTCAAGGATTTGTTTTTGGTGGTGGTAAATGGTGGCAGACCAATGAGAAAGCAGAAAATCTAAATAATCTTCCCGTTGGGTATTACGAACAATTACTTGGCGGAAAGAATCTTGATTGGATTCGCTGTTATGCAGAAGGCAAGTTCACTTATGTTCAAGAAGGTCGACCCGTTACACCAGAGTTTGACGATTCATCTATGACTGAAGATTGCGAAATTTTAGATGGAGTGCCTGTACAAATAGGATTAGACTTTGGTTTAACACCCGCTGCGGTATTTGCTCAAAGAGATCACAAAGGCGTATGGAGGGTGATTCATGAAATTGTAACCTACGATATGGGATTAGAACGCTTTGCTATTTTACTCAAAGAAGATATCAATCGATTTTTTCCTAAACATGATATTGTCGTATTTGGCGATCCAGCGGGTTCGCAACGATCGACCTTGAATGAAGATACTTCGTTTGATCATTTAAAAACACATGGCATACTTGCGAAACCTTGTGCGACTAATAATTTTAAAACCAGACGAGAAGCACTCGCCATGCCGATGACTCGATTGATTGATGGCAAACCAGGATTTAGAATAGAT